CATACTAGCAATAACTTTAAGTTTACCTGCCCATTTCTTTATTTCCCATCCAGATGATTCTTCTAACCACCACTGATGAGTAAGAGGAAAGTCTAATATATCTTCTAAAGATGTATTTAGAGGTTTAGCTTTTAAATATTGTATAATAGTACCAACAGTGTCTTTCCCACTGCCGGCATATCCATTGATTCCTATGATCATATATTTTCTATTGGTGTTACACCTTCTTTAAGGCAATTTACAATTCTATCATGTCCAGCTTTAGCTTCATCCCATGTACAGTATCTCCACATTTCTTCATCATACTCTCCACCAAAGATCATGGTTTCAAATAATACTGGTTCACCATCTGGGTTCCAGTTATGATCTAAATGTAAAAACACTGTAGATATTCTTTGATCATTTACTACATCATCTCCTATATGCTTAATAGCACTACGTAAATCACCATTTAAAGGATACTCACCTTCTGGGAATAGTTCTACACTGTGATCTTCATTTAACCTATACCATTTCATTGTTATTAGTTTTAGTTTCAGGAAATGGCAGAGAGTCTTTCATCCACTCTGCTGCCTCATCTTTATCTTTTACCAAAGTCTTAGTAGACTCTAATCTATCTTTATGCATTCTTTCTCTCTTTTTCTGATTTAAAGGTGCACTATGACTAGTCATATGATAACCGTTACAGTGGCAACAGTAGTAAAATCTACACTGTTTTACTTTACCTGCTCCTCTATTTATTCTTTTACCTGTTGTATCATAATATCTTTTTGTTGACCTGAGACTATTCATAGCTTCCTTAGCTTCTCCAGGTGTTGGAAACCTAGACTTGCCAGTCACTTTACATTTCTCCCTTGCCATACTTTTTGTTAATATGATTATCTACTAATTCTATTATTTCTTCTAAGTCATCACTACCAAGATCAAACAGTTGTTCTGTCAGTAACATTACATAAACTAGATGTTCACTATCTAATTCTTTCTTTACTTCCATTGTACTCTTTGAATTTGGTAGTAGATCACATATATGATTAATAGCAAGTTTTACTTTCTGTACAGCATTACCTAAAGCGTATTTCTGTTTTTGACTAGTTAATGTTTTTGCACAGTCTAGTCTCACTTCAATACACTTTAGATGTTGCAGTACTGCTTTGAATACTGAACCAACGCTGTCTTCCATATTTTCTATAAAAATATAACTCCGTTATCAATTTCTATTTCTTCTTCCTTAACTTCTTCTACAAAAGTTAATTCTGTCTGTACATACTTTTTAATAAGACCGTATTGATCTATAAAAAAGTTATGTAGCTTTTCATGATCTGCTATATAAGTTAAAGGATGAGAATCTTTTAGAGCTAGTGTTACATGATTGTACAGAGTCCATGCTGAATCTACCGGGGCATTATAAGTATGACTAGGTTTATCTATTTCACGCTGAACAATACCAACTTGTGTAAGAGTCAATACATCTTGTTCAATTAATAACTGACCTACTATAGCTGCTTGCTCACCTCTAGTTAGTGTGATACCTTTTAGCATTTCTTTATCTTTTACTAACTGATCATAGAACTTTCTAGCATTAGATATTTGTATCTTAATAATGTCTATTGCTTCCTGTAAAGCATTTCCTGTATGTATTCTAGAATAGTTAGATAGATTACCTGATACCATTCCGTTCATGCATATAAATACTTGAGCTCCTGCAGCACATTTAAACTTCATTGTTTTGTTATAGCTGTTTGACCATGCAAACATTAGACCCATGTCTGGATCGTTACCATAATTCAAATGATAGATACCTTGTGCTATTTGGCTATCTAAGTTAGTTTTATATAATTCTTTAGTAACTTCAAAGCCTGCTGCCTGAAGTTCTTTTCTTGTTTCATCTATAAGAGATCCATGAGGTATTACTGCGTAAGTTTTACCATGACTAGGAAGTACAGCTGCTCTGATACGCTGCTCACTAGTAAATTCTGTTTTTGCTGTCATAATTGTAATTTTAAAATAATGTTAATTGTGTTGAAGAGCTAACCTTAAACTTGTTAATCTGCTCTATTTGCTTTTCTATGTTTTCTAAATAATAATCTGTATCTATATCGTAATGATCGTAAGGAATACTAGGGTCTATCTTATTCACTACCTTCTGCATCCACTGACCTGCTTCCACCTGCATTTCTCTACCGTCTGGGTGACACTTTACTATCTTGGTACCAGATTTAGTTATATAGTATCTAACAATCTTCTGTAGCTTTTTGGTAAGTACATCACCATGTTCAACACTTCTATGTTCATAGTACCATCCACTTTTAGCTTTTACACCACCACAGTAATCATAAATAGATTTATTCTGTGCAAGGAAATCTTTAGGGGCTATACCATTTACAAAGAATGCATAGATAGCTTTAGGAATAATCAGGAAGGATTTATTTTTATGAAATATTCCCACCTTCTTTTTCTCTAGATCTTCCCATTCAAACTTACCTTTAGACTTAACCTTTCCATTTTTGTGTACAGCTATATAATTATTGACATCTGCAATAACCATCTTAGAATACTCGTCATGCTCTAGATTAAGTTGAGTCATTACTTCCCACTGTGCACAGACATCCATATATTTACTGTATTCACTAGTAGGAATCATCATCTCTAGACCATCTGTATTCTGCATAAGTGGAATAGCTTCAGGTATAGCTAAACTGAGTTGCTCATAGAGCATAGATAATAATAGTTGACCATTGATAGTAATCTGCATAGTCATCCTAGGATCATATAGGAAAGAATTCTCATCACCTGTAAGACCGTATGTACTATTTAAGATCAATTTATATACATAATTCTTTGGATCTGTCTTAGGTATCTTCTTTCTCTCTTCAAAGAACCATTCGTACAAGTCACCAAACTCCTTCTGCGGGAGATGCTCTGGATGAAACTTATTCTTGATAGCTAGATTAGGATAGTAACTAATAACATCTGAAGTTACTATTGTCCATCCCGGCTTAGCTTCATATACACCTGCAGGGGCTGCACCATGTATACCGCCTAATCCATAATCAGTCTTTACGCCTTTATAGTCTAATGTAAATTTGAATCCATCCTTAGTAGATTTAACTACCTTTGTCTCAAAGAATTCATAGATCCTCTGGAACTCTGGAGTCTGAAATTTAACATATGGTAGAATACAGTCACCAAGGTTAATCCTACTTCTATGTGTCCTTAATGTTTTGATCTCACTCTTTTGCCATCCAAGCTTTTGTTCTAGGAAATATAAGAATATCTCTTTAGAAATCCTAGGCTCTGAAGCAGAGTATAGATCTATACCATACTCATTAGTTAAAGTTTTTCTTAAATCTATTTGTTCTTTAGAATGTTCTAGTATCTTCTTAGTAGACTTGACATCATTAATACAATAGGTTATTATATCCTGCAGCTGTTGACTATTTTCAACAGGTTTACTATGATGATGAGGCATTTCTTCTACATTACCCCAATCCATACTATACTGTATCCATTTAAGACTGCTCATCTTAGCTTTATTATCCCAGTGATTCATCTTAAATAAATCAATCTGTCTAATCTTAATCTGTTTTGGAGTAAACTCTTGGAATTCACCTCTATTAGACTTATCAATAATAGTCTGAGCTAGCTTATGTATATACGTAGCTAGTTCTAATCCACTAAGATTAGCAAGTTTAGATCTGTTTTTAAGTAAGTGCTGAGAGATCTGAGCATCAAATGCTAGACCATTAAAAGAGATGTGCCATTGATTAGTGTTTATACACTTCTGTAAGAAATTAATAAACTTAACAAAATCATTTTGGTCTTCATTGATGATGAATATCTCACTGATAGTATCATCTTTATAGTGTTCAAATACGGCTATGAAACAATTACACAATGTTTCATAATCCATTACCCAATGGGTAGGAATATCTTCTTTTTTCATAATACAATGGTTCAGTTAAGCTGTCCCCCCTATATGCTTATTTAATAATACCTAGCTTTTCTTTTAAAAGCTTAATCCCTTCCTGAGTAATACTTATACTAGGAAGTGGACGTGGTTTATAAATTCTATTATGTAATGTCTGTGGTTCTTGATTTATCCAGTCTTGAATACTTTTAGTTGTACCATTTATATTTAAACGCTGATTTAATAATAATTTCATACTAAATAGTTTAAAGCTGAAAAAAGGGGAGATTTCTCTCCCCTATTCCAGTCTTTGTTTTGGGTTAGTCTATACGGTCACTATACTACTTGGTACAGTAGGTTTTTCTTCTAAGAAGTACTGCTTGTAGTCAAAGCTGTCTGCATTAATTGCAAACATGTTGATTAAGTTTTCTACTTCATCTGCTTTTTCTACATAGTATTCATAATATGTTTCTAATGTCTTACGCTCTTCAGCATAATCTTTACCATTTGATCTCTTGCCAATCTTCATTGTCTGAGGATCACCAAATTCATTAAGCTTAGCTAACATATGTAAAGAGTCTTTTTTCTCTCTAGATACTACTGCCAACACTTTATTATCAAAGTCAAAGATAGCCTCGTTATAAGGACAATCTGGAGTGATAGGTATTAATTTAAATGTCTTTTTAGCTCCCCACGCAGATGTGATTAACATCATTGATTTATTCATAATTCTTGGTTTTTTACAAATTTAGTTACTCTTTTCTAATAATTCAAAATCTTTTACAGAAATTTTTAATATTTCTTTTTCTAGATCACACGGATCACACAGCTCACCCACTTCTTTAAGAGTAGCTATATCTACATTAAGCATTTTGGAATACACTCCTATAAACTTTTCAGGGTATATATAAGTCTCCATATACTTAAACTCAGACGATGATTCCCCATAATATGATTTTATGGCTCTCTTTAAAACGTTAGATAGTTTTGAGTACTTACCTAATAAAAAGTTAAACCAATCATCTTTATACATTTCAAAGTTAAATATGTAAAGGTTATATTCTTTAACACTTATCTTATCTTCATATAAAGGATTGGTTAACAACATTTTATCTTCAAAAGTTTTATACCCTTCGCTGTCATCGTGTTTAAAAGCTACTATTAGTTTCATATCCTCAGGGTCTATCTTTCCTTGAAGAGAAAGATAGGTACCTGTAGGAGTAATATTATTATTACGTTTGATTCCAAGAGCTGGATATAGAAACGATCTTGATTTCTGAAAATACTTTCCATAAAGGGTTTCTATCATACTATGTCTTTTTATAAAGTTACGTTCCCTGTAGCAAAATCATAAGGTAGTTCATAACTTTTATTATCGTAATGCCAACTGGCTTTATCCATTACTTCTAAAAATCTATTACCCCATTTGTTTATTGTTGTATTAGATACCGGGAAGGCATATGTTTGAAATGCTTTATCTATAACTACAAAGTGAAACTTAATAGTATATCCTTTGTCTATCAGTTCTTTATATACAGAAACAGCCATTGTAATATATACTGCAGCTTGCATCCAGTAGGAATAGAATTCAATAGTTTCAGGGAAGTCTTTTAAGTCTTTACTCGTAGTCTTAATATCATTTACAAAGATAATCTTCTTATCATGGTCTAATACTAAGTTATCGATAATTCCTTTAACACCAAAATTTTTATTTACTAGGTCAACCTGTAGAGGGAGCTCGTTAAAAACTTCAATGTTACTAAAGTCATTTAGATTGCAGCCAATTAATTCACAAATAGACTTGTTAGTCTTAATTAGTTCCACTGCACTCTTACAATAGTCATATGTCTCTTGATCAATTAGAGTTTTATCTCCTTTAATCTTAAGAAATGCCCAGTAGTTAGTAGCTTCTAGTGTAATCACTTTTTCTACACGCTGTTGATCGGTCTTCAGATTCTGAAAGTAGTTTATATCTTTCATTACATCTAGTATTGCACCGTCAAATTCTTCTAAGTTAGTACGAGTGTCACCATCTTTAGCTAATTCTATATGATGATTATACACTCTGTCAACTATTATCTTGATATTATCACCTGGAAGTTTGCCGGGGCTAATAACAAACTGGTCATTAAACTTTTCTTCTTCTAAAAGAAGAGAGTGAATAATCTTACCTTGTATTAAGTGAGCATCTGTACGTTCTTCTTTATTACCTAGAACATACATCTGATAAAATACTGCAGGGTTCCACATAAGCTTGTTTAAGCTACTATAAGAGAAGTAAAACTTCTTACTATAAAAGTCATCTTGTAATTTGATAACTGTTTCTTCCATTAATGATTCTAATTCCATCCTTCTGAGTTTTCTTGTTTTAATAAATCTTGTGCAACACCGCAAATCATCATACCATTAATTTGATTACTTGGCATAATACTGTGGGAATAACTAAAGTCTTTATACTTCTCGTAAAAAGCTGTAGCTATGGCTCTCCATGTATAATCTTTTACACAACGCCATTCTCTAATGTCATTAACCATTTCTGGTGTAAGATCATCTTTTAATTTTTGTTTCTCTTCTTCCCACTGCTTTTGAGCTTCCTCCTGCATTCTCTGAGTTTCTGGATCATTCATCCATTTTCTAAATGCTGAGGTGTGGTCTATTTCTTGATCTATATCTGGCATACTATAAATTTTTAGGTTTCCAAACTCCCATGGCTCTATCACCATGAGCTATTACACAGTTCCTACAAAGTACAGTTATCCAACCTGAGGTCATGCCTAGGTCTTCTTCTGATCCACAGTCTTGACATTTGTCATCACACATACTTTCAGCCATTCTAATCATACCTTCTACCACTTGATCTTCTCCATTTGTATAGAAGCGTAAGCCTCCAAACTTTTCTTTCATTTGTGTACATGTAACTTGAGCTGGTTTATACTGTCCTTTTTTTGTATAAGAAACATGATGATCTATATACCATTGTATACAATCACATAGTTTATCTATAATTGGTAACCATCCGTTTGGTACACCATGCCAGTTAACCCTACCTGGGTTACCCTGATAGTCTACAAATATCTTTGGATATTTAGCTATTATATCTTCTGTAGTTATCTTGATGGCCATAATCCTAGTTCTATTAGTTTAGCACTCATCCTTTGTTGGGATCTTGGATCTACAGTTAGAGCTTCCTCATATTCAAGGAGAGCTACTAACTCTTTAATTAAATCATTACAGTTTTTAAGTTCAGCAACTTTATTTAATAGCTCCTGCTTAGAAATCTGTGCTTCTTCTGACCTATCCCAATCATCAACGTTTGGATCTGTGTCATTGTTATAAATTGCCATATTATTTTTTTTCTAATTTTGTTTTATGATCGTGACATGTTGTACATAACACTTGTAGATTATCCTGTTCACAGAAGAGCCTGTCCACAAATCCAGGAAGGTCCTGCCCACAGTTTAAACTACCTGCTCCTACAATATGGTCCACGTTAATTTGTTTATCAGGAAACCATGTCTTACAACTATTACATAAGTATTCAAACTTCTGTCTCTTATTAGGTCCTCTATAGGGCCTACGAGCTTTCATTTTACATTCTGTAATAGGTTTCCACCACCTAGACTTCTGTCTAAGGGCACTACGTATGAATGACCAAAAAGCTGATTCAGTCATAGTTCCCGCATTTCTAGTTTTAGGAACTCTACTTGTCTTCTTAACTGGTTTCTTTCTAGTTGCCATTATAATTTTTTATTTATTAATGGAACCAATCTGTCTCTAACAGCTTTAGCTCCATTGTCTTTTATTGAGTCAGACAAGTCTTTACTCATAGGAAGAAGAAGGATTTCCACTGCAGGGTAAGTAATTTTATACTTCTCCATAGCTTTAATACCTGCTTCATCATTATCTAACATTACTATCACCTTCTTATAATCTTTTATAAACTGCTCCATAGTGTCTTTTTTAATCATAGAATTCTCACTATCTGGTGCAACTACATTGATATTAGAAAGCTTAAGGGACTTCAGAGCCATCATGTCTTTAAGACTAGACAGAATAATTAGATAATCATTCTGCTCTAGATGCTGTTCTCCCTGTAAATAGTTTTTGATCTTTAAGAACTTCTTGTCAAAAGTCTTTGGTTGGTAAATCTTATACAGCTCACCGCCTTTTGTAAAATACCCATAGATATAGTTACCTCTGATAACTAGTTCTTTATCGTCTTTTACCATAGTATAATAAGCTAATGGTCTAACACAGTATTCATCTAATATTTTAGATCCAATATTAAACTGGGTCCAGAAATACTGATCCTGTGTAGTCCATGGTCTAAATATATAGCTCTTTACTTTATACTTAGACTGCTCTTTAAATTCCTTTACGTCGTATCCTCCATTATTATGGAGAACATAATCATTATATTGCTCTACAATTAAATTGCAAGCTTTATGATATGGTAAGTCATAGATGTCTTTTACAAGATCTATGGCTGAGCCCCCCTTACCTGTAGAGAAATCTTTATACTTATAAACTTTAGCTTCTGCATTGTAATAGATACACATACTAGGTGTACGTTCTTTACTATTGAATAAGCTTTTAATCTTTACATCTTGACCGGTTAACTTTTCTTTTAACTTACCGAAGTATTCAAAGATCCAGTTTATAGGCACACCTTTTATATCGTGTACTAAATCTTTTGTTTTAAACATAAAGTAAATTTAAAAAAATTGGGGAGAGTAGAAACCCTCCCCTCTTAATTGTATGTATGAAAGTCCCGATATTACATGTTGAAATCATCATTAACAGGCTCAAAACCAGCTACTGGCTTATTTTGTAATGCCTTAAAATGATATTGGTTATTTCTATCATATACGTCTAACTTATCTTCATAAGCAGAAGCATATTTAAACTTAGGTAAAGATAGCTTCACAATAGTTTTACCATTGTACTCCTCTTCTTGACCCTTTAGAAAGAAATATAAATTTTTTCCTGCTACTAACTTAGCTACTTGTGCAACCCAGTCTTCAATACTAGATGCATTGATTTGATCTAACTCATCTTTAAGACCTAACTCAACTGCAATAATGCTAAGTTTATTCATAATCTCATTCTTAGATGGGCTAGTCTCACCAGAACTGTCAATCCACATAGTTGCAGATACTCTTGCTGATTGACCTTTAAATTTAGGTCCAGCATCATTACCTTTTTCTATACTCCATCCTTCAAAGTTTTCCAATGCAGGTCCTTCTAAGATTAACTCTAAAGACTTTTTTCCTGTATTCTTTGACTCTTTTACTGATGCACTAAAAATGTGTGCATAAACTACTCCTGGTTGTAGAGACTTCTGTACTCCACCACCTTGTTTTACTTCTTGTCCTTTTGTACTAAACATAACCGTGTTGTTTTTAAATATTTAAACGTTTGAAATATACTAATTCTCGTAATCTATAATAGATTTTTTAACAAGGCCTAAGTCATTTGGTATTTCAAATGTACCAAACATTCCTTTAGGTGACTTACATGTGTTATCACCTGTAGTCTGTGTCTCAAAAACATATCTAATTACATCATCTTTTCCTTTCTTTACTTTACCGTAAAGAACTATAGAGAATAATCCCTCTAATGTAAGTTTCTCATCAACCATTTTACCAATAGTCTTTGCTTTTAACTTACGTTTACCATCCATATCAGTTGACTCTTCTGCATGAGTTAAGAAGAATACAGTTAAGTCTTCTCTCAAGTCTTTAGGCATTCTAGCTATACGAGCTAAACCTGCACCGATCTGAGTGAACTTCTCATAACCTTTTTCGTCTACTCTTTCAAAAAACTCAAATGAGCTCATGTATTGGAAATCATCTACCACTATGGTTTTGATCTCAGGTCTTTTGTCACTCACATATTGCAATGCTGCAGCTATGTGTGCTGTACCAGACTTATCATACATGTTACCAGTTGGATTGTCCTTACTCCAAATAGTATACTTCTTTTTCCATCCTTTAAAAGGAAGGGGTTTGTTAGCTACATTTATAATAAATGTCTCTAACGGGTCCAGAGTCTCAATTGCTGTAGACTTACCTGCACCACTTTCTGCGATGATTAATACACCTTGTGCCATGTGGGGTTGTTTTATTTTTGTTTAATAAGATCATTTAACCAAGTCTTACCACTTACAGGCTTTCCTGTATGAATAGCATAATAATCCCTAATAGTCATTTGACTATAAGGAGCATCTGAATCATCCATTGGAGCTGGTGCTTTATACATAGGCATCTTGCTCATATCAGGTGCTGATGTATTTGTAGTAAAAGTTCTATTCTCTGTTTTCTTTTCTATTTCTATCTGTTTTTCTATTTGTATTGGACCATATTTACTAATAGCAATAGACTGAGAATCAACAACTCTTAGTTCTTCTATAGAAACTAAATAAGATCCTTTCTCGTTTAGCTCATATTCTTCTTCAAAAGCTGTGTTAAAAGGAATTCTATAAACTATACGCTTATCATCTACAGGATCTAGTTCTCTAGTAACTAGTTCAAAAAAGAAACCTTTATCTTTTTTAAACTCTGATGCAAATATACCTACTACTAATTTTCCTGATTTATCATAGAAAGGCATTTTCATATTAAAATCAGTAATACTAATTCCTAAGTCATTTATTAAACCTTTATGGTATTCACGTATAGCATCTAGCTTACTACGTTTCCACTCTTTCTTCTGCTCTTCTGCAGTTTGTAAATTAAAATCTGCCATTGTATATGTATTTTGTTATTTTATGTTGTAAAAGTATTCTGTGTTACTGTTTGATTATAAGGTGTATAACCGCTACCATTAGCTGCATTATTATTACCGCCAGTTGAATGAAACTCAGGTACTTCTACTAGTCTTTGATTTCTAAAATCAGCTTCCATAAATAAAATATCATTTTTGTCAGAACCATTTCTAATTTTAAGTAGATGCATAAAAATATATTCTTCTTTTACGCTATACTTTTTTGGTCCGTAACTAAATATATTAGATTTATATGGTCTATTTAATGCTATTAACATATCTGATCCTTGCATTAAAGCATCACCACCAAATACATCTGATGATACAGGATAGTTTCCAATATTACCAGGTGTTTTTCTACCAGCTTCATCTATAGTTCTATTAAGCTGAGTGAGCATAATAATAATTATAGGAAGCTCATTCTTAAGTTCCATTAGTGCCTCTACAGTGTTATAAAGAGTAGAAAATTTTTCTTTCTCATCTGGAGCTTTCTTAATCAACCAGCTATGATCAATAGTTACTATTAATGGTTTTCCACCTAATGATGAATAGTAATTACGTATAGCATCAATGATTTCTTTATGATTAATAGGTTTATTAATCTGTATTCTTTTTATACCTCTACTCTCACGTTCTTTGACTTCTTTGATAAACTTATTAATCTTATCAAAATTATCATCACTAAGAGTTGTATAAGTACTTAACACTTCACTGTAGTTAATACCTAATTCTGCAGCAAAAGCTCTAGATCCTGATTGTTTAGGTCCCATTTCAAATTGGAATTCTAAAATATTAAAATCTTGATCTTTATTCAATAGATAAGCTTCTCTTAAAATCTGACTAGCTATAAGTGTTTTACCTGATCCAGGTCTTGCTCCTATAGTTAGCATTGATCCCCATTCTAATCCGTCAATACCTGCTGCATTAAAACCAGACCACGGAGTTCTAAAAGATTTTATGTGACCAAACTTTCTATCTTTTACATAGATAGCACTTTGCTCCAAAGATTCTGAGTATAATAGAGCGTCATAAGCTCTTTTTTTAATTTCATTAGACATTAAGCATTAGTTAAAATTTCCTTAAAATCTTTTTTTAAATCTTTTAACACTTCTAACTTGCCGTCAGCATTTGCTATAATAGCCATCTTTTCCATAGCTAACTTAAATCCTTCTAGGGTTATAGCAAATATTTCTCTATCACTGATTCTAACTGTGATTTGATTGAATAGCTTTTCAATCTCTTGGTCGTAACTGTTCATACACTGAAATTTTGTAGGGTTGTAAAGTTAATAAATATCTTTTTAATAACGAAATTAATCCGTAATATTTTTTAATTCTGGGTCATTTAAAATCATTTGACAATAGTCTGCTAGCTTAGAGGAAATTTCCTTATGCAGGTTTTGCTTACTTATAAAATACTCACTAGTCTGCATAAACTTATTACCTTCCTTACTACAAGAATATATGTAATAATTTGTGGCTTCTAGAATTAAAGGCCAGTTATTATAATCAGGGAACATGTCAAAGAACTTTATAAACTTGTCTGTCAATGTCTTAGTATTAACCTTAGCCAATTGGCCTGAAGGTAACTTACCATCTGGAAACAGTTGTAAGTACTCTTTGATTCTATCTGCAAAGTCATCACCTAAGATTTCTTTACTGATCTTTTTTTTTCTCTTAACTAAATAAGTCTCAAACTCGTTTAAAACTACTAAGGCTTTGGCAGTCAGATTGTTATCTAAATCTACATAACCATTACTCTGTGCTATTGCACGTTCTATATCTGCATCTATAATACTACCTGTAGAGATTTGATCTCTTCTACTGTCTAAGTAGTAAATTTGGTTTGGGCTAATCCTGTACTTCAGACAGGTGCTCCACAGCTGGTGACTCATTTTCTATTGTATTTAATTGTTTTATGTAATTTACGATCATAGTGTACTTTTCTGCAAACACGTCTGAGGTCTCATTAAGGTCATTAAAGCACTTTATAGAATGAATGACAGTTGTATGGTCTTTTCCAGCTAAAAACTCCCCTATTGACTTAAGGGAATAGCTCATGGTCCTAGCTATATAACAGAAAATAGACCTTAACTCAGTGATTTCTCTGATCCTGCATTTTTTATCCAGGGGAATGGTCTTACCGTTTCTTATAGGTAAAAATGGGGTAAAATACTCTTTTAGCTCTTCCAAGCTCATTAATTGGCTCCTTTCTTCCACTAAAGCATTAGCTTTTGTAAGGATAACTGGGTAGTAATCAAACTTTTTGTAAAAGTCTTGCTTAAACTTATCCACTAGTTTTTTCTCTAATTGGTAGGCATAGTCGTTTATTTCCATAATTTGATTTTTATATTCACAAATGTAGATAATTTCCTGAATATTTCGTATATTATATTGTAGGGATTATACAAATTCTACATATTCTAAGTTTATATTTTAAATTATTTATACAATGGCTAAAAAGTTTTATGCCCAAAAAGACGCCTTAGGCTTTCCTATTCCGGGTACAATGATGTCTGTTGAGGCACCACGTAACATTCCTGCAGATAGTATTAGTATCCCTGCTCAAGACGTAGCAGCTGGTGCTGGACAAGCAGTGGTTAAACAACCTTCAGGCTTACGTTATTTTGTACGTAAAGATTCAACTGGTAAAATTATCCCTAACTCATTGACTATCAGCTTAGTAAAGCCTCAAGGATCAGTGTATGAGTTTAAGGTGTTAAAAACAGCATAATCTTAACTAAAAATGACTAGAGAAACTATTTCTATATCCGCATTTAAAGTTTGGATATTTCCAACACTTGTATCCTTAGTTAGTTTACTCATCTGGAATGATGTAAACGAGATTAAGTCTGATGTTAAGTCATTAATGGCTCAGTCTAATATAGACAAGACCCGTATTGACAACTTAGAACGTCAATTATTCAAAGCTAGTAATACACTGCCTTCACCATCTATCCCTAAAAAAGAAGAAGAGATTACATATGCTGTTTTAGTAGATAACAAAATAAAATTTACAAAATGAAATTTAAAGAGTGGATAGTAGAACTATTCAAAGATGAGCGTGGCTCAATCTCAATTAAGCCTGTAGTAGCTTTCATAGGTGCTATATTCTTATGTTGTACTATGACAGCAAACAGTTTCTCTGAGGAGCATTTTAAACCTGCTGCTGAGCTTGTAAATGCCGTTATGGTTATTACAGCTATTGGTATGGGTGCTGATAGTTTGGATAAATTCTCACCTAAAAAGAAAGATGATGATGAAAAACCTGCTTAGTATCATTATAGTTGTACTGGTAGCTGTTATTTTTTTACAGCAAAGTGGTTGTGGTTATTTAAATTCTGGTAAGCATAATAAATCTGATACAGTTGTTTTACATGATACAAGCTGGAAAGTACATGATAGTCTTATTGTAAAGACTATGAAAGGTACTGTCATTCATGATACTGCTCGTATTCCTGCACAGTATATAGCTGATAC